GTTCCAGCCGGTGATGAAGCGGATGGTATGTGATCATTAGTGGACCTCCAGGTTTCCCCTTTGGCGCTAATGGCAATGGCGTCACAAGGGCACGGAGTCCGCCGCAACGAAATTGCCTAAAAAGAATAGCACATCAATCAGCCTTGAATGGGTGGCCGCCAGTGAGAAGGCGGGTGATGTCGAAGCCGTTCTTTACCGCTTCGTCCCAGGCTGCATCCACTGCGGCTTGAGTGTCCTTCTTGCGGGGCACGGGGCGCAGGCCATACATGTCAGGGGAGACGGTGGCGGCCTTCGTCATGATGAAGTCCCACTCGGTCATGTCGCCGTACTCCTCGACTTGTGAAATCTCGTCGAGTTCCTTTTGCAGACCCTTTTGGGTGATGCTCAGTACCTGAATGCGCTTGATGTCGAAGTTGTAAACCGGCATTGCGATGGCAAACTTCTGCGGCTCTTCCGTTCCATCGTCCTTGCAGCGGCGGCGGTAGTTAGCGCCCATCTCCTGCTCAATCTCGTCGGCGCTTGCTTCTGAGGGAAAACGGAACGGCTTACCTTTGCCGGTTTCGTCTTCGCCCCAAACCTCGAAGTAGCAGAGGGGCTCGTTCGCCAGAATGGCAAAACGCACTTGGCCGTCAGCCTTCACTTTGCTGGGGCTGAGGTAGTCGTTTCGACTGCCGCCTCCTTTGAAGGCGTCACTGTGTTCCTTGGGGATGAAGCTCATGGTTTAGATGCTGCGGGCTATGCCCAGTGCCCGTCCATCCTAGTACTTCTGCGAGGTTTGACAATCTTCGTAGAATAAAAAAATCCCCAGTGCCCGTCGAAGCAACTGGGGATCTGGATAGTCCCGTTTGGGACTCATTTTGTAGTTCTTTGAAACTTTAACAGATGTCGAAGCTTCCTGCTTTCGTTCGCTCGCTTCCAAGCGCATGGGCTACCTGCCCGATCTACGCCAAAGGCGTCAAACTTCCTTCCGGTAAAGAGGCTTGCGGTAAATCGCCTCTCGGTAAGACGCACCACGAAGATTGGTCTCCTGCTGAGACTGCTCTGCACATTGAGCGGAATCCTGATGAGTTCAAGGCCGTTGGTGTCTTCACCGGACCACGCAGCAATGGCTTGGTCATCCTCGACATTGACGCCAACCTTTACCAGCTCAAAAAGAAGTGGGGCCAAGACCTCAAGGCTGCGCCGGTCGTTAAGTCAGCCAAGAAAAATGCGGCTAAATATCTCTTCTACGTCCCACGGGAGTATTGGGGTGAGGTTGATGGCCTGAGTCTTAGTGCCAGCAAAGAGGGCTGGGAGGTGCTGTGGGGCCGTCAGGGGCTTGTAGGCGGCGCTTACAAGGATCAGGGTGTCTATACGCAGGAAGGCGACCTTGAGGCCATTCCAGAGGCTCCTGAGTGGCTTCTGGCATATATGAAGGAGTCTTTTCGCGGCAAGCAGAAGACTGACGAAGGCAAAAAGGATCCTCGTTATGGAATGCGCTCCACCGAGGAGCTTTGCCTAATCGTTAAAAACTGCTTGGCGGTTATTCAGCCGCAGGGACGCGGCAGTGAAGACCAGTGGTGGCGTATTGGCGCAATGATTCACTCTGAGCTTCCCAATGAAGAGGGGCTTGACCTGTGGCGTGAGTGGTCGCAGCGTGACGATGAATATGCCGATGACTGGCAAAAGAACGACCCATGCGCTGATCGCTGGGAGTCAGGATTCAAGTCAGGCGGTGGTCTTGGTCTCGGCAGCTTGATTCAGCTGGCTGATCACTACGACCCAGACAGAAATCGCTTCGTGAATGACCCTGCCGCCAAGCAGGTGATTGAAGAGATCAACCAGATGGCGGTTGCGTTCCGTCAAGCTGTTCTGCCGTTTGAGCAGGTCATTGAAAAGGCCAAGAAATATCTGGAGCTGGATAACCCGGCTGAGATGAATTACAACCTCAATAATTTGGCGCTCCAGGCCGGTTATCGAGATCAGCTTTCGCTGGAGAAACTGATTGTTGATCAGATTCAATTTGAGGGTGCCAAGGGTCTTATGGGTGCTCAAGATTTGATGGATAGCGATCAGGAACGCAACTACTTAATTCCTGATGTGTTGCCGCATCCCTCTGTGGTGCTGATTTATGGCGCTGGCGGTGATGGCAAGTCCATGTCGGCTTGGACTATTGCGAAACACATTGCGACTGGTGCGCCGTTCATCGTCAGGGGTAAGCCCGTTCCAGTCCAGAAGGGTCCGGTGTTGCTGCTGAATGGTGATCAGCCGCTGGTGCAGCTCAAAGAGCAGCTTCAGGAGGTTGACTACCCGGCAGATAGCGAGACGTTCATTCAGACCGATTGGGCGCTCCAGCGGTACGCGCAGTTCGTGAAGCTGATGCACGACATCAAGCCGAAGCTGGTGGTGATCGACTCGCTGATCGGTTGCTCCGGTGGCCGTGCTTTTGACGAGAACAAGTCGGACTTCGCTACGCCGCTGTACTGGCTGACCCGCAACAACGGCGTGCTGTTCCCGGCGACCACAATTCTCATCGTTCACCACGCCAACAAGCAGGGCGGCTTTAGGGGCACCTCAGCCATCCGTGACGCTGTAGATGAGACTTGGTCACTTAAGAAGCCCGATAACTCGATTGGGAGCCTTCCGTCCCACTGCAGGCTCATCACCATTGAGAAAAGCCGCTCTGGGCGCTCAGGCACTCAGCTGGTCATGCGGATGGAAGACGACCTCAGCTTTTCCATTAGCGATTACACGCCTGAGGTTGATTCGGCCAACACCGCTCCAAGCAGCATCACTGACCGTGTTTTGCAGCGGCTACGGGTAATTCACCCACGGACGGCAACTAAGACTGAGCTCAACGCTGATCCGTTGGTGGGCGGCAAGGTTGCTGCTATTGGCAAGGCGCTCCAGCGGCTTACCAAGCGTGGGTTGATTACTGAGGTTTCTCTTGAAGTTTCTACTGGAGACGCCAGATATAAAAACAAGACGTACCAAGCAGTTCTCGCGTGCGGGGCCTTGCCGGGAGGTGTCCACCGTAAGCAAACCCCTTCTGCTGGAACGGATGTGAGGGTGGACAACCAGGGTGGACAGCGAGAAGTGTCCACCCTTGAAGCCGTTGAACCAATTAAGGGTGGACAACCCCCTGCTGAAACGGCACCGTGTCCACCCTCAGAATCCAGTGCTGGAGCGGAAAGTGCCCAGGGTGGACAGCTTGAGCAATATCCCCGCGCGAGGGAGGAAGAACGCACCAAGGATGAGTTGAATGAGTCTCGTGATCAGTCTTGGAACATGTGGGGTTGACATCCCCGTTTTTCTAGTACTACATTTGAGGGGGTCTTTCACGGCCCCCATTTTCAATTTACAAAAATGACCAAACTTACTTTCCATGCAGGCCAGTACATTGTTCCTCCGGAGTGGAGAGACCCAGACTGGGTGTCTAGCTTCAAAAATTTTCCCGACCCGCTCTTTCATCATCTACGCAAAGAGTATGACTGGGTCGAAAAGGACAACAAAGGTCTTTTGTACGGCTATATCAAACAGCTTGCTGGTAGAGAACATGCTAATAACGTTTATTCCGATACTCCTATGCAACAAAGCGTAAAACCAAGAAACACTAAAGCACAGCCTTTTTACTACTTTTTATTTGCTGTAGGCGCAACTAAGATTATCAACGACCCTGATTTACTAAGGCTTCCTTACTACAAAAGTTTGACTGGTGGTCACATAGTTCACTATGTCAACACCGTACCTATTAAAGACTTGTTTCCGGAAAATTATGAAGATCACAAAATTTTTAGTAAATTAGAAGAGCGAAAAACTATACTTCCGGTTAAGTATTCAGCATTGTACGCCCGAACTTTTAACGCTTTTTCAGGTATTTTAAACGGCGACGTGGTTAAAGTAAAAGACCGTGAAGAAAATTTAGTTAAATGCCCTGTTTGTAAAAGTATTTTTGATCGCACTGGTTCTAAAGTTTACAAAACAGAAGATACAGTTAACTACACAATTGCACAAAACCGTTTAACTAGGCAACAAGCTGAACGCGCCGAGCAAGAGACTCGGTAATATATTTGAGCCTGCTTTTGTACTACTACATTTTAAAAGATGTCCTACGACATTAAGGTTCCCGACAGCGTCCTGACTTCTGCTGAGCGGCTCTCACTGAAAGACTTACTGGACTCACCTTCGTTCCAGTGCTTTTTAATCAGTGCGATCGGCAACGGCATTCAAAACTTCCACAAGTTTTCGGATGTCACCGATGAGCGTGACGAGTTTTTGATGTTCCGTATCGACCAGATCTTCAAAGGCATTCCTTATGACACTCGAAAAGCTTGCTTCGATGAGGTGGCTCGTCTGTATCGCGAACGCCGTGAAGAACGGGAAGAGCGACGGTTTTAAGTCTCTGCTTCCTTAGGCAGCCAGCCTTTTTTCACCATCTGATTGATGGTGTCCTGTTGGTGGAGGTAAAGCTGCATCAGTTTCACTGAGATCTGCTGCAGCTCACCTATATCTGTGCAGCCTTCAATCTTGTTGCGGAAGCGCTGGAGCGCGAAATTGCGGTGCATCTCCATCGTTCCACCTCAATAACTACTACATTATGACCAGTTTCTCAAATAGTGGGCACACTGGTAACAGGCTGAGGGGTGCAATGGAGCTAACAACCCTTACCTACTACGAAGTTAGTGAAATCGAAGGCTTCCTAGCGGTGGTTCGCTATACCGCTTACAACCCTGATGGTTTGCCAGAAGCTATCTGCGAAGATTTTTATTCCGACGAACCTGAAGAGTTTTGCAGACTTGAAGAGGACGTAGAAAAAGCGCTTTCAGGAGGCATCGACACTTCTATCATGAGTTCTTACGAACCAGAAACATTTCCCGTCATATCCGGCTACCTAACTTTTTGACGTGCTACATTTGACAAGTCCCTGCCAGACTAGGCAATGACCGACACCTTGATTGAGCTTCAAAGCTACGAGCTTGTCGAAGGCCCTTGCGGTTACTTCGCTCGTTTCGTCGCCACTATTGCTGACGTCATCCAAACGTCACCCGCAACACGCTTCGACCCACCAGAGTTCGGCAGTGCTACTTGCCGTGGCTCGATTTCCATCGGTGACGACGATCCACTGCCTAAAACCGAGCAGCAGTTCGTTGACCTGGCACGCGAGGTTGATGACTGGCAACCCATTGAAGACACCTACTGATGTCCCCTGACGCCTACCTTCCCCGCAAAAACCGTTACGACGCTTTCCCTTGGCAAGTCCAAGGCTTTCGCGCAGGTGTCTGGTGCGTTATCAGCTGCCACATCTCTGAGGCAAGAGCCATTAGAGGTCTTGCGCAAATCCGCAAGTGCCAACCTGGTTCACCTCATTTGTACCGCAGGGTTTTTTGCGAGTCAGACGAATTTATCTGGGACGATCCAGCTAACAAGCAAACCATTCAAGCATCATGATCATCTCCACCTACAAAGACAACTGCCCGTTTTTTGCACCAACCCGCTGGTCACGTACGGTTTCTGGTACGCCTGAGTTCATCCATACCATTCGTGAAGCTATGGAAGAAGACGTTGATTACGTTGGCGTCTTTGATGATGAAGGTGCCTGCAAAGGTATTTGGTGCCGTGAAGCTGAGGCTGAGTACGGCGAAGGTGAGTGCTACGACGTGATGTATGTCGTCAACCAGTGCTACGTCCTAGAACGACCAAATAAAAGCTGGAGCTTTAACTATGTCCTCAAACGACTCGTCGACAAGTGACCTAGTCAACTCACCGGCCCACTACACACAGGGCCGGTTTGAGGCGATTGATGTAATTGAAGATGTCATTCGCCACGCACCAGACCCTGTTAGTGGTATGTTGCTTGGGAACACGTTGAAGTATCTGCTTCGCGTGTGGTTTAAAGCTTGTCCGCACCAGGACGCCAAAAAGGCTCGTTGGTATCTCGACCGCCTAATCCAGCATCTGGAATTAGAGGAAGCGGCTGAGCTGTACAAGCATTCTGAAGACAATCCTCCTGCCTTTGATGACCCGCTGCAATGACTCTTCCACACTTCGACAATTCGCTTGGCGATCTTTCAGCTGACAAGAAAATCTTTTACGCACGCACTGAAGCTGGTTGGTATCTCGATGACTCCGGCTGGTATGCACCAGATGGGACTCACGAGTCCAACTGGGATGGCGTATTTCCTGAAGAACACCTCTTTTAAATGACCTACACAACGTATTTCGGCGTCGAGCATCTCGACAAGGTTTTTCGTGCCACCACAATTGCGTTTGATACAGAGACGCTCCAGCTACAGCCTGAAATTGGAAAGCTTCGGTTGCTTCAGTTAGGTGCTGAATCGACTAAGTCAATCGTTGTCATCGACCTGTTTGATTGCGACGAAGAAGCAAACCACAAACTCGATAGCTTTTTTGAGAATGGTGACCGTCACTGGATCGCGCATAATGCCGTCTTCGATTTGGCTTGGTTGCAGGAAAGCGGGTTTAAGCCGTATGGCCGCATTTATTGCACCATGCTTGCTAGCAAGCTGCTGAACAACGGCATCCCAAACCTGAAACACGGCTTAGCCCACTTAGCTAAGCGGTATTTAGATAAAGACATCTCAAAAGAACAGCAGGCGTCTGATTGGGGCGCACCAGTCCTCTCGAAAGAGCAGCTTGAATATGCTGCTAAAGACGTTGAGATCTTGCTGGAGCTTGATGCAATCCTTCCTGGAAAGATTGCTGCCGCAGGTTTAGATCCTGCTTACTCGCTCGAATGCAAAGCTCTTCCGGCAATGGCCCACATGTGGCGCACAGGTTTGCCGTGGAATCGTTCCAGCCTTGAACAACTTCGTAAGGATTACGAGCATGACATTGCTGCACTTTCTAAGGACTTTCTCTACGAACTTGACGAAGCCCTTCCGGCGGAACACAAGTTGCCAAGAGAAACAGATGGTCGAATGGCTTATCTCAAAGAGAAACTCACGGAGATGGGTAATGATGACGTACTCAGAGATAAATGGTTCAAGGAAATTGAAGATATTGAGACTTCCCCAGCGGTATTTAACTTACGACCCAAGGATGAAGGCAGCATTAGGTTGGGAACCAAAAAGTATAAGGGCTTTAATATCAGTTCGCCAAAACAGCTTCTGGAGAAATTCACCGCCTTGCTCGGTGAGCAACCAATCGACGCAAAGACCGGCAAACCGAGTGCTAGTCGTGTTGCGCTCCAGGCTTATGCCGCTGATCACCACGTTGTTCAGACCTACTTGGCTTGGAAGAAAGCTGAGAAACGCCGCCAAATGGTGGATTCAATCTTTGAAAAACTTGATTCCGATGGTTTTGTTCGTGCCAGCTATTTGCAGCTCGGAGCCGAAAGTGGCCGAATGTCCTGCATCAAACCCAACAACCAGCAAATCCCAAGAGACGAAGCCTTCCGCCAGTGTGTGGAGGCTCCTGATGGTTGGCTTCTTGTGGATGCTGATTTTGGTCAGATGGAACTTCGACTGGCTGCTGCGGTCGCGAAAGACGAGCGCATGATCAAGGCGTTCCAGGACGGCGAAGACCTGCACACGGTTACAGCTGAAGCCATCGGTTGCAGTCGGCAGATTGCTAAGTCAGCAAACTTTGGCCTGCTTTACGGCAGTGGTGCGAATGGCTTGCGGAATTACGCAGCCGGTGTTGGCGTCACTATGCCGGTTGAAGAGGCAGCTGAAATTCGTAAGCAGTGGCTTGGCACGTACCAAGGCATTGCCGCGTGGCAGCAGGAAAATGGCCGTCTTGCTGAAGCGACTGAAGGCAATCAATGGGCGCACATTCGTATCCCCAAGTCGAACATGCGGCGGTTTTTGCCGGGTGAAATGAATCGGCTGACGGTGAGGTGCAACACGCCGATCCAAGGTGCTGGTGCGGCCATTTTGAAATGCGCTCTTGGCAACTTATGGGCTGAGCTGGTGAAAGTTGGTGAGGTCGAGGCCAAAATTGCTGCCTGCGTCCATGACGAAATTTTGTTGCTTGTCAAGGAAGACAAGGCTGAGGAATGGGCCGCGAAGCTAAAACGAATAATGGAGGACGCGGAAGCAATGTGGCTAGGCGATATTCCGCCGCTTGCTGAGCCGTCTATCGGTAAACGTTGGTCGGAGATTCACTGACATGGTCAGCATTCATCACACGCCCCAGGGTTGGACTTTGGTGCGCTCAGAAAACTTGGGCTACTACACTTCGCTTGGGGATGTGATGGATGCGGCTTATGCGGCCACTAACGGGGCGGGAAATAATGCTGCGTTATCTGCAGTACGAAATCAAACGTGCCACCACAGCGGATCTACAGCGGGCGGCTGAGTTTTTAGAGGGTGCCAGACATATACGAGAAGGTTGCACGAAGCAACGGCGTGAGTCTCGTAAGTCTCAGGCGCAGGGGTGGCGAAAACACGTGGATGATTCAATTAACTGGTAGCACATTGTTAGACTGCGCTGTACTAAAGAGTAAGGTTGATGGCGATTCGGCACGGCAATAAGACGTACCTGCAGATTTTGCTTGACCCTAATCGTGCTCAGCTGTTGATGCAGTTGGCTGAGTCACAGAAGGTACGTCCCACCGCTTGGATTCGGGACATGGTTTACAAGCAGTTGGAACTGTGTGTGCCTGAAGCACAATACAAGGAGGCTTTTGAAGCAGACAAGAAGGTGTGGGACGAGTCGATCCAGCGCCGTGTCGAGGGACGAGCAAGACTCAAAAAAGAAGTCAAAGACTCTTAAAAACGGTTGCAGGCACTGTCTATTGTGATATTTTTCATGGGTACTCACAACGTCCCATGCGGTACGCTCTTTTAATTCAAAACGACACGTTTCTTGCTGCTTGCTACGAAGCAACTGGCAGCGGAATTATGCTCACGAAAAATGCTGAAGATGCCTGCTCTTACGTCACGCTTGAAAAAGCGATGGCTGTGGCTCAAGCAGTTAGCGGAAGCATTGGTCAAATACCTTCAGTGATCGAAGTGAGCTACTGAAATGGAGAGTTTTAGCACCTACTTAAGAGACATCGGTAGGTATCCGCTGCTCACCAAAGACCAAGAAATCATCCTGGCGCGTCAAGTAAAAGAGTGGATCGAGGGTGAAAACCCTTCGCCGCGAACCATCAAGCGGGGGCAGCGTGCGTACCAGAAACTTGTCAACTGCAACTTGCGGTTGGTGGTTTCCATTGCCAAGCGGTACACAAATAAGTGCAAGCGCAGTGAGCTTTCTGACTTGGTGCAGGAAGGCACGATGGGTCTCGCTCATGGCGTTAAAAAGTTCGATCCAGAGCGTGGTTATGCGCTTTCAACTTATGTGTATTGGTGGATTAGGCAAAGTATTACACGTTACCTGGCAACCTATGACCGCGTTATCCGGTTGCCGTCCCACGCAGTTGAGCTTTTGACTAAGCTGCGCAACTGGACTCCGGTTTTTGAGAATACGCACCACCGCAAACCCACCATTGAAGAGTGCGCTGAATACTGCAAGATCAATCCGTCGCGGTTACAGGAGTACCTTGATAGGTCCAATGACGCTATAAGCCTTGATGCTCGTGTCAAAAGCACAGATGACGATGTAATGCTTATCGATAGTGTTTCTTCTGACTTAGACGTGTTTGATGACGTTTGTTGGGGCATTGATTTGGAAAAGATTGAAGGGTTGCTTTCTAGACTGCAACCTAGGGAAAGGTATGTTGTCGAGTGCTCTTTTGGCCTTGGTACGCAACCTCCAATGACGTTCCAGGCAATTTCCAAAGAGCTTGGAATATCAAGGGAACGAACGCGCAATATCTTTCATAGCTCTGTCCGCAAGCTGCGGATGTACTTCCGAAAAATTGATTCAGTTTGATGGAACGATTAAATTACCCACGGCCACCCTGCCCTAAATGTGGCAACACTAGAAGTTGGGTTAAAAACACGTACTACACTACAGATGGCCGCATTGCTCGTCACAGAATGTGTGATGATTGCGAGTGGAAGTGGTACACAGTGCAGTACCCGGAACAGACTCTTGACCTCGTACATTATCGAATTGTAATACCTAAATGGGGCACTACTCAAGAAAAACGGCGTAAGCAAATCAAAATTAAACCCGTGGATAGTTCTTCTTAATCCCTATTGTTTGGGAATGGATGATTTGACGTTCCAGGTAGAACGATTGCCTGATGGTTGGTATCGGGTCTGCAGCCCTAGTGGTGGAATGTGTATTGATAGTTTTTGTGAATTGCGTGCCTACTCCATCGGGGCAACGTTGCATCACTGTTCAAGCCATTCAGCAATGCGAGCCTCCCGTGCCTCCGTCCAAAAATCTTGACCCAGAAACCACGCTTTCCAGTCGTGGCCTGATTTATGACTATTGCAGGAGAAACAGCAGCCAACCATATTCCTCTGTTCGGTTAGGCCGCCTTTCCATTTTGGAATGACGTGGTCAAGGGTGGCATTTTTGCCCAGTGGTTCGGCGCAGTACGCGCAACAGTAATTCCACTCTTTGAGTATTCTGTCTCGGAAGCGTATCTTTGCTTGCTTCCGAGGTACTAACTCAGTGCCGTCAATTTGATGATCCATGCAGTAGCCCTTTTAAGGTCTGCAAGATCAACGTCCCAGCTGTAATCAGTGTAACTAGCTTTACTATTCCTTTATAATTTCACAGGCTCGTTTATATAAAGCAAGGCGATCTTCGATTCCGTTGTAGCCGCCATTTAGTACACGAGTGACTTGATATACATCAGTGCCCTCACACACTGCTGCCCAGTTGTTTTCTTCAATCCAGCAAACTGCGCACAAAAATGGGTATTGGTTTGCCACATAATCGACGCCTTCTTGCATTACTTTGTCGTCGGCCATGCCGTTACGTTCCAGCCAGTTGCTGAAGCGTTGGTAGTTGTAACGGCCAGTCAGCATGATGCAGCCTGCACCTGAAAATTTTTCTCCGTCGCCTGGACCGTTGCCAAGGTCGCTGCGGTTGTCATACATGCGGGTGAAATACTCGGTGTCGCCAAGCTCTTTCATCCAGCGGTAACGGCCTGTTTCATGCGCTGTTTGTGAAACAAGATGACGGCGTTGTTGCACACTAGTCATGCCGGTGCTGTAAATGAGCTTGTTGAGATCACTCATAAACTTGTCGTCAAACTGGAAAGCTTTCCAGCCAGACACATGGGCAACTTGCTCGGCACTGACGAGCCACTTGCCTTCTTTTGGTGCTACGGCAGTTGACCAAGTTTTGTACCACTGCTGGTCACGGTCAAAACAGTCAGGGCAAACCTGCAGAATTTTTGCTTCCAGCTCTAGTAAACCAGCCGTTTGGTGCCCAAGCTTTTTGTAATACTTGATCAGGTCAAGTAGACGAATCGGGGTCTTGCTCATCGAGCCAGTCGTAGCGAATGCTGAGGGGTGGACCCAAGCCAGTCGTGTCCGTACCAGGGTGGTGCGTCACGACGGTGCGTGGTTTGTCGCCAGGTTGCGCGGCGTGCCAGTCCTCAATCTCGTTGTCGAGACGGGGCTTTAGCGTTGCGTGAAACTTGAAATCCTGCGCGGCTTTTTTGAGGTGATCGGTCCAGTGCTTATCACCAAACCGAACCAGCCATTCTGCATCTTCAGGGACGCCGCTTACTTTTTTGGGAAAACCCGGGTCAGCACTTCCATCACAATTTGAATGATGCTGTTGGAGCGCAGGGGAGAGAGTGCAATGATTTCAGATGCAGCGGCAAGACCGATTGCAATCATTGCGGTGGTTGCGGGATCCATTGGCGATGGAACGGATTACAAACAGTCTAATACTACTTATGGACGCGATTCCAGCACCTTTAGGCGTGCGTTATGGTCCACCATCATTTCTATAACCATCTTGCGGTCGGCTTTCATCTCTTCGCGCATGTGAACTAATTGTTTATTTATGCTTTCTGCTGCTGTACTAAGCCTGACAATACTTTCTTTTGCTTTTTGACTTTCTTCTATCTGGGCAAACAACGCCGTACCACCTAGCCCAAAGCCGGTTGCCACCAAGGCTGCCACAATTTCGATTCTCACGGCGGCAGCTCAGTGAACTCTCAGTTCATTTTACTGAAGTGGGTCTTTTCTACCAGCAAGAATTGCCACTGCTCGCTTGTAGAAGAATGTATCAGTGCGACCTTGTTGTTCCATTAACTCCTTTATCTTCTTCCAGTTCTCAAGGGTGTGCTTGTCCATCACTTCCCTTGACCGCGATACTTTTTCTTATTGTGTCGCGGAACTGAATTTCTGCCTTCGCCTTGCCTACTTTTTTTAGGTTTTCCCTTGACAAAGGTTTTACCAAGAGTGGTGCGTGATTTTACGGCCATTACTGCGCTCCAGGCTTAGACGCAATCATTGGGTCAGGGCGTGACATCAAAAACAAAGCCGATCATGGCCAGTTTAATTAGTCGCGCTACCTACGTTCGTTGACGGGAAAGATCTTCCAGCTCCCCACAAAACACGCACACAACCTGCAGCGCCAGAACCACCAGACGCATTAGACGCACCACCAGCTCCGGCACCGCCACCGCCAAAAGATCCACCTGAATACGTTCCAGCTGCTCCACCTGATCCACCACCACCTGATGCGCCTGCTGCACCATTAGATCCTTGACCCAAATTGCCTACACCACCGCCAGCACCTGAGCCGGAAGTGCGCGTTCCGTCGTTACCGCCTCCACCACCGCCACCAGAACCGGCAGCGTTGTTTGCAGCATTGTGGTCAGAACCACGACCGCCATTGCCTGAATAACCGGCAGCGCCACCACCGCCACCACCGTTGTTGTTATTACGGTCAGAGCCAGAACCACCTTGACCGCCAGAACCACCCGTTCCGGTTGTATTGCTGCCACCCGCACCACCATTGCCACGGTTTATACCACCGCCACCACCACTTGCAGCGGCAAGAATTGTCACACCACGAGCAAGGCTTGACGTACCACCTGCTGCTCCGTTATTGCCAGAGCCACCACCGCCTCCCGCTCCACCAACAGTCACAGTCAGTGATTCGCCAGCAGTAACTGACAAGTTGTTCACGTAGGCAAGGCCACCACCGCCTCCGCCACCACCAGTTTCATCACCATCTTCTGAACCACCTCCACCTCCACCGCCCCCAATGCAAAGCACAGCAACACTGCTAACTCCACTTGGTACGGTCCAGCTCTGCGATGACGTAAAAATCACATGATTTGGGCTGGCAACATCAACAGGCGAGTTAAAAATGTTTGTGATTAGCGCTTGGTGGATTGCCATTAAGTAATCGTTCCAGTGACGACAAACTCGTTAGAAGCAACGCAGAGAATAGTCGCCAAACCTCGCTGGCCCAAAGTTCTGTTGCCAGTGTTTGCAGTGCCTGCCTCGCGAAGAGTCACGCTTGCACCTTGGGTGATGGTCTGGTTTGAACCGCTGTTGTTGTAGATGGTGATGATGTTGCCTGCGCTGAAAACACCACTTGGAACGGTTACGCCGCCAGTCGTGATGCTGACGTGCTTGCCGTTGTCGCTTGCAACCAAGGTATATGCAGACGTTTGCGCATTTTGTGGGACGTCAGTTGGGCCTTGCGGACCTGTTGCGCCTGTTGCGCCCTGTGGTCCCGCGCCGCTAAGGCTAAAAATAGTAATCCCAGACTTGGCTAGTTCTGCTGTTGATGTGATTGCAGCGTCATTTCTTGTCGCAAACACAGAGATTGTGTCATTTGCTGATGCAGTGATTAAAGCTGAGCCGACACAAGTGAAATCACCGTCAGTTGTGTTTCTTGAGTAAGCAGACGAAAATGAACCAGAAACTGTACTTCCATTTTGTTGAATGCTGCACTCGGTGATAACCCTGTTATTGCCAGCAGTTTGATCGCCATCGACGCTGTACTCAACAAAGTAATTCCCACCATTGATGATGGTGATAACACCAGTTGCGCTAACAGTAAAATCACCAGTTCCAGTGCTCAGCACTGTGGTGTCAAAATCAAGCGTTACACCTGCTGTTGTAATTTCTTGCGTGCCAGTCCCATCCGTGTGGATGTACTTGGCATCTGAACCGCCACCGCCTCCCGCACCAATCTCGACAACTGAATTGCCGTCGGTAAGCGTAAACAGGCCGCCGTCAGTCGTGTTGACTAACAGCTCGCCTGTACCTGTAAAATTCCCGGCGGCAGGGTCAGATGTGCCCCGCTTGTGCCGAATTACATTCGCCATTAGAACGTGCCGCCGTCGATATCAAACCCAGAAGTGGCTCCGTCTTCCAAAAATGTGACCAAATCTGATAGGGCGACTTGCTTCATCGTCCCAGCGTCATTCATCACCATGCGATCAGCAGTCGCCAGCGTGGTTGAGGTTGCAGACGTTCCACCATCAATGATGTTCAGTTCGGTGGTAGTAACTGTCGCACCATCAAGAATGTTCAGCTCAGCTGCAGTTGCAGTCAGGCCCAAATTCGTAAGCGCACCAGAAGCAGTGGTGGAACCCGTGCCGCCATCAGTAATTGCAAGCGTTCCGGTGATACCCGAAGCGCCGAGATCAACTGCAAGCTCAGTTGATTCAATGACCAATCCGCCGTTGGCTTTTAAATCAACGCTTACGGTTGAGCCGGTGACATCGATACCATCGCCAGCAGCAACACTTGCACCACCGGTAGCAGCAATCGTGATTGATCCGCTGCCTTCAGTGATGGTGACATTGCTGCCAGCCGTCAGCGTTGCAAGCGTATATCCAGTGCCGTTACCAATTAGCAGTTGACCGTTGCTAGGCGCAGCAGTCAAACCGGTGCCGCCGTAGGCACGACCGATTGCAGTGCCGTTCCAAACGCCAGTGGCGATAGTGCCAACAGAAGTAAGGCTGGAACTGGTTACGCCAGAGCCAAGCGTTGAACCCGACAACACGCTGGTGTTGTTGATCTTGAATTCTTTGCCAGAAGCGAGATCAATGTGCTCGCTTGCCGTCCAGCTGTCGGTGCTATTGACCCAGTTGAAAGTTTTGTCTGTTGCGCCTTTGAGCGTGATGCCACCGCCATCTGCAGTGGTGTCGGTCGGCGTAGCAACTGAACCAAGCTCTAGATTTTTATCGTCAACAGTCACAGTGGTGCTGTTGACCGTGGTCGTAGTTCCGGAAACCGTCAGGTTGCCCGTTACCGTCAGGTTGTTACTGAAAGTTGTGTTGCCTGAAAGCGTTGCACCGCTCAGGTCAACCGTTCCAGTGAAAGTCTTGTTGCCAGAAAGAGTCTGGTTGCCGGTCAGCGAGCAATACGCTCCAGAGCCAGCAATGGCGATAACAGAGCTAGCGGCGTTGCCTCCGGCATCACCAAAGCCATAGTACAAAATATTGTCAACTTCTGAATAGGCGGGTTCCGATGGAGCCAGGCTGCTTGGAGCGCCAGACGCACCACCAGCTGCACGCTTTTTCAGTCGGATGGTGTTGGCCATGGCTTAGAAGTTGCCTCCAAGGACAATGGACTCGATCGTCCAAGTTGCGTCAGCTTTAAACTCGTTGGTTGCCGAGTCGTAATATATGACGCTTTTATCCACTTTAGCGGTGCTGTCTAAAACAAAGCCCTGACTTATCGGCCCTTGAGGACCGGCAGTTGTAGCAGTAACAGTTGTAGTTACCGGGCTTTGAACAACCGTTGACGTACCATTTTCGGTGACGACTACGGTGTTGGTTGTAGTTCCGGTGTTTACTGATGTCACGGTGCTGTGTAGCCTTGGCTTACATATATCACGCCTTCTAAGTAGTACTCACGCAGACCGCTTCCGCTTTCTAAAAGCACGTCGTAGTACAACTCGTTCGGAAAACTGGTTGTCTGTGTGTCAGTAAGGCTGATTTTGACCTGACCGTTAGCGCGGTCGATATAGGCGACCGTAAAGTCAGCGTATTTTGTAGCGCGGTCCTTGTCCCAAGCTTGTGCATATACGGTGTAACCACTTAAATCAATCGCGCTGCTCGTACTATCTTTAAACTGCAGCAGCAAGTTGTAATCAGCTCGCCGCTGCAGCGTAATGTTATACGTGCCAGGTTGAACGGTCATGGCTGCAACCCATTAACCCAACTTTAGCGGGTCTGTGTTACTAGCCCCAAGGCTTACCGTTAGCTTTGCTTGGTGCGTGCTTTTCATCAAGTTGTGCTTGAAGAGCAGCTTCAACTTCAGCGACTTTTTCGTCACCGCCGATGCTTTCCTTTACCCAACCAATGACCATTTCTTCAGTCAGGTCGTCGTAAGGAATAAGTGTTTCGGGGCGTTCGAAGCTAACGCTGCCGTAAGCTCCGGCGGTGTAGCTTTCGTCGGCAGCGTCTACACGGTAGTGAGCCGTGTAGACATAACCATCTGAAGTTTCACGCTCCAGGGTGTTAATGCTCCAGACAGTGGTGGTTGCCATAACAAGAAGTTCGTCAAGAAGAATTGTAGTAGAAGCGCCCATTTAAAGCACTGTACGGTTTTCTTATTAGAGCTTGATGCGCAGTTCGCCAGTAGAGGTTTTGTAAACATCACCAGCAACAAGACCACCAGTACCGGCGGCAGTGTCGTCAGCGTAGGTAGCAAGTCCAGTGAAATTGATGTCGGTGGCTTTGATTGTGCCATTAACTTCTAACTTCTCCCCAGGACTACTCGTCCCAATACCAACGTTGCCGTTGCCGTCGATGCGCATTCTTTCATTTAAGCCTGCGCCATTGTTGGTTTCAAATGTTAAATAACCGTTGTCTTTGTTGATAATATCATCACCCGTCAGCGCTTTAATTTGTGCAACTGAAGTACCGTTCCAGCGGAAATCATGTTGGTGGATGAGTTGGTCGGCTGCGGGTCGAACAACATCTGTTATTGATATAAAGTATCCAGTTGTAGTGCCGTCGCCATATCGAATTTCTTGCGAGCTGCTGTTGCCAGCAATTTCTAGCTTTCCAGTTGGAGAACTCGTCCCAATACCAACGTTGCCGTTGGAATCGATGCGCATTTTTTCGCTTGTTTCTGTCCTTAAAGCAAGATTGCCTCCACCAGTAGAGTCAGCCCAAATGTTTAATCCAGTTGCGTCTGTATAGATGATCCCAGCCCTTGCGTCACTGCCATAAAATTCAAGGAAAGAACTTGACCCAGAAGCAGCAGCAGTATCGTTATCCGTGATTCTTATTCTTGGAGCGGTTCCCGATACTTCCAATTCTTGCGCAGGACTACTCGTCCCAATACCAACGTTGCCGCCGACGGGATTGATTAAAATGCTTCTTGTAGCATTGTTTGAAGCCCTTCCTTGCATCCAAAGCGGGAAAGGAGAAACGTTTGACCGACCAAATGCAAGCTGGTTAGCAGCATCACCAACTGTGAATTGCGACCCTGTGTTCCAAGTTGATGTTGGCGGTGATTGAAGATTGTCCTGGACAGACAACAGGCTTTGAGGATTACTTGTCCCGATGCCAACGTTGCCGTCGGAATCGATACGCATACCCTCATTGCTAATTCCGTTGGCACTGAACGTAAGTGCATCATCTGTGTGAAGGTAGCTAATTGAACTACGGAAGAAGCCGTCAGAATCTCCAAAATAGATGTTACTTGTGCCGGTGTTGGTGCCGCAAGAGATTACTTGACTGCATGCACTTCCACTAGAGTTGAGATGCAAAACTGCTGCAGGACTATTCGTACCAATACCAACGTTGTTGTCGAATACAGCTACACCAGTTACGTCAAGCGTTCCAGGGACGTCAACATTGCTGGTGAATTCAACGCCCGTTCCAGCAGCGTCAGTTTGCAGGAGTTGACGTGCAGTGCCGTTCGCAAGCTTGCTAACTGCAATTTCAGCCGTTGCACTGACATCAGCATCAACAATTGTTCCGTCAACAATGTTTGCAGATGCAACCGTAATACCCGTAGGAAGAGCACCAGTTGCAAGTTTGCTCAATCCAATAGCAGCACTTGCATTAACATCAGCATCAACAATCGTGCCGTCAACAATATTCGCTGACGCAACAGTGATACCAGTAGGCAGTGCACCTGTCGCCAACTTACTGAGCCCAATAGCAGCACTTGCATTTACATCAGCGTCAACAATTGTTCCATCAGCAATCATCGTGCTGGTGACGGTTCCTGTGTCACCGACAGTTACAACGTTAAAACCGCCTACAGTCAGCGGCCCTGCGGAAAACGAACCAGTGCCTACAACATCCAGCGTTTGAGTAGGGGTTGCAGTACCGATACCGACGTTGCCGTTTTCGTCGATATACAGTCGTCCCACGCCATTTGTTGAAAAACCTAGTTCGGAAACACTCTCTAGAAAAATTCCCGTGGTTTGGTCGGTATCAAAAGTAAGCGATGGAGCGGCAGCCGTGCCGTTAGCTGCGTTCTTGAGGATGTTCTCAATGCTTACTTTTTTAGTTACGTCCGCCAGAAGATCGACAATCGGCAACACGTCGGTGCTTGCCGGATCGGTGATAGCAACTAGATCATCAATCTTGACGTTTGCCACGGCAACGGACTCTAAATGCGTATTTAGAGTTTACCGGTTTGCCTATAGAGCGTCATATTAAGTGCCGGGAGGCTGAGTCAGTTCCTCGTAGTAACCTTCAGCCTCGTTCCACACAAGCTCTTTGTTTCCAGTGAAGTACGAGTCCCCGTCAGCCAGGAACTCGTCTTCGTCTGGATATACGGGATCCGGTGTCGTGTAAACAGTCATTAGCCGAACAGCAGCCTGTTACTACGGTAGTTCTTAGTGTAGTCGATGCCTACGTTGACAACCGCATATTTGCAATTCAACTGAGCAGAACCAGTTCCGTAAGTGTAGTTACCTGAGACAATTTCAGGTGACACTGGGTATCCAGGATTTGCAAATGTAGCGCCTGACGGCGTTTCATTTCCTGCTCCATTGCGGCGCATAATCATTGCACTACTTTCATAGTCGAAAGAACTGCCAGATGGAATTCCATCAGATGGCGTACCAGCAGCTGGGTCCGGGTTGGTTTTAGCCGCGTCAGGAAGAGTTGTTACACCAACAGAACGCCAACCTGTTGTAGTAGTTCCGTACCCTCGCTGATAGCGACCAAAGTTACCAGCAAACCCACTCTTAGATGCGTTTGAGTTAGTTCGAAAATCAGTAAAGTGGTTGCGAAGCGTCCTACGATTTCTCATCAGACTTCCAATAATTGCTTCAAAAGCAGGTCCTTGATTTGCGTCAGCTTCAGTAATCGTTCCACCGTATTGGGTATCCGAATCAGCCATGTATTGATATTCCCTAGTCATCAAGTGAATATTCATATAAGTTGTGTTCCATACATAGTTGCTAGGACCAGCAATAACTGGACTTCCCCAGCCACAGAACTGGATCGTACCAACACCGTTTGAAGACGTATTAGACATCGAAATCATGCTTGGAGCAAAACCAAAATGTTTATAGTTCGTTTCTCCTCTAAAAGTCGGCGTAGTAACAGCACCTTGACCTGCATAACCAGTGTTATCAAGAACGTTATTACCAATAAAATACGTTCCATTCATGCGAAGCGTGCCGTTATCTCTTAACTCGATAACAGGCTGGTTGCTGTTAGGTCCAACGTTAAAGAAAGGCAGTTTTATTGCAGTCATTGCAACGTCGCGCATTCTTAATTGGTCGTATGCAATTATGCACGACGTCCCAGAAGTAAAATCAATGTTATTTGTGCTTGATTGAGCGGAAATTAGTTGATAAGCAAGTGCATTAAATACTTGTCCACGGTTAGTTTGTGTTGCTACAGTTTGCAGCTGGGCATTATTAAGTTGACTAAACAAACTATTAGGAACTAACTGATCTGTTAGAGTTAAAGTTCCTTGTAATTTTTCTAATGTTGTTGTAGCTCCCCACCACACAACTCCTTGAAGAATTGCGTCTTTGAGAAAAACCAGCGTAAGAGGATCAAAACGAATGCCGTTTTGCGTTCCAGCATTTCGTGCTACATGGCTAACACTAGTCAAGAACACTGGATGGTTATCTGCGTTTTTAATGTGCGACTCAAGGCTTGAACCTGTCAATGCGCTCTTGCCGCTGTTGCTTGGGCCACGGCCGCTATTTGTTGTACCTAAGAATGGAACTTGACCTCCGCCAACGCCATCAGTTAGCAAAGTGTTTGTTGCGTAGTCATAGGAAATAAGCTGTACTGGATGCGTAAAAGTGCGCGTACCAGTGTCTGTATAAATGCCGGGTCCAAGGTAATAAACAATTGTAGTTGTAGTTGCAACTGAAAGATCTGCATACTGAATAGCGAGTGACAGCGTTTTAACTGCTGCGTCAGGGCTTGTTGGTGGGCGGCTCAGCAAATCGCTAATTGATGCGTTGTAGTTGTAGCTTTCGTTCAACGCAGGGTTGGGGAACTGCCCGCTTTTTTGTACTGCTCTTGGGTTGATGTAAATTTTGACCGTTCCAGGAACTTTGCCAAGCAGGCCATTCTTAGCTTTCCATAGATCAAGGAAGTAAGGCGTTACAAAGTGTGGACCGCTATAACCGTTGCTGCCAATGTTTGTTGGGCCGGAAGCAGTTCCTTCTTGGTTCTCTGTGTTAAACGTGGCTGCTTCAGAAACACTGACATCAGGAATCGCTTCGGCTGGTGCGATCCAAGACATGCCACGGCCTTGGCTAACTTTATTTTTATTGTCATCTTTTAGGAAAACAAGGGATTCTTGCGTGCTGTCGATGTTGTTGGCAATCAAATCGCCATTGACGACAACGTCGCCATTGAAAATGTTTACGCCAGTTTCGGCGTCCACACCGCCAAGACCTTCAGGCGACAATGTTTGCCCTGTTGCAAGGTCAGTCAGACCAGCAGCAGTGATTTGGAACCCTTCTTCGTTAAAAGCAGAGATGTAAACGCGGCCACCAAGTTGGTTGGTGAAGTAGAAACTAAACTTGTTGCTGGGCGTAAGGTCACGCTGATATTGCGGAAGCGCTTTTGAGTAGTTGAGGTATCCGGCCCACTCCATTGCATGGCCGAACAAACGGATTTGACTGGGGCGGCGCATAACCAGCGGCCAGTTGTCCCAAGCGTTTGCGGCACCCAATGGATTGCCAATGCCGTCAAGCGCACTGTTTGGATTGCGCTCTCTTTCTTCTGGTGCTTTAGGCAGCAGAATCGTGTGGGCATCTGCGTCGTTGAAACCCAGACTGCGCAAGAACGAATAAACGCCTAGATAATCAGTTGAAGTTCTGAGCTGGCGCGTAAGTTGCGCATCAGTACCCAACTGCGCATTGGTGTAACCCAGAAAGTCACTAATAACGTTGTTGTCTTTGTCGCGGTCAAAAATCAGAACCGGTTTTGAGTTTTTGAAGAAGTCTTCGGCTGGGTAGGTTTCGTCCATGTGGACAAAAGCTTCGTCCCAGTAGTTGCTGTTAAATGTGGTTTCAGCAATGTGCTCAACAATGCACTTGTAGTGCTTGTTTTGGTAGCGAACAACATCCCCAGGCCTGTAGTAGTTGTTGGTAAGGTGATACCCACTGCGATATTCGCCTTTGTTATCCCAATCTGCTGAAGCGGCGGCACGGCGAACTTCAATTTTATTGACCCTGAAAACACCGGTAGTAGAGGGAAGCGTAGTAACAGAACCGGCAATAATTGGTTCGGATGCTGCAATCTCAGTATCGATTGTCGATCCAAGCGTGTCCGTCTGCAGGCCGTAATCACGGATGATGTTGCGTGAATCGGCTGAAGTGTTGCTGCAAGTCAGCGAGTACGTCCGTTCATCCAAGGTCCGAACGTCTTGCAGACGACGGACATACATTGTTTTACCGGCAAGCGGTGGGAACGCGCTGCCCGCATCTGTTGATGGAGGCGTGTCACCGTCAGCACTAACAAATGCAGTGTTTACAACGATTTGATTTGGGTTAAGAGGGTCCCAAGCAGTATCCGCAAGTGGTGCGTAGTAATCAACGCCATTTGGGTTTTCGATCCAGATATAAGACGTGCCACCGTAGTTATCCAGTGAGTACCCGTTACGATCCAGGACTGTGGGCTTGTTGTCCTCACTGCCTTCAAGATCAGTTGTCAACGTAATCGTGGTCGCAGTGTTGGAAACACTTACGTCCAGTTCACCAATGTCAGTGCGTTGCCACTTATTGGCAAGACCTGAAATGCCGCGAGCAACGTTAATGGTTGAGACGTTCCAGTTCTTATCGGTTATGAAACTGTCTGCTACAAATCCTTCTGCTAGAGAAGCGCAACCACCAAAGTTAGAGTTGCTGTTGGTAACAGTAAGCTCACCACCTGATTGGACCCAGTGGTGGATACCCTGTCCAATAGCGAAGACGCTAACTTCTTGAATAATTGCGCGGTTGACACAGCGAATATGAAAGCTTCGCTTGTTTGGATCCATCCGGACGCTGTCCGGTGACTCGTCAATGTAATCTTCATAGTTACCTGCAGCAGTCGTGCTGATGTCTACCCATGACCCACCGGTATAACGCTGCCAGCAGCGCATATCTTTTTGTAGCGCAATTGATGTGTATTGCGCCGTCACCATTGACTTAAAGCCTTCGGCATTTGCACCGTTTGCAAAGATGCCGCCCATGCCATAAAGGCTTCGGATCGAGCAGTTAAAGATGTAAGGGGATGCGGAACTTACGCTGTCAGTTGCTTCGGTCTGCGTTCCAGGTGCAGGCGCAGGTCCGACAATTTCGACTTCGCTGTTTCTGGTTTTGGTGTAATTGCTGCTGATGTCAGAGACACCACCAAAGGCCTTGAGGATTTTGCTGTAAAACTCGTCAACACGATCACGGCCTGCAAACTCAAATGTGTGCAGCAGGTGGTGCGTGTATGGGTAGTTTTCTTTGTCTAGGAAAGTAAAGCCGTAGTAGAAACCGGTGCCGGTTACAAGGAAAATACTGCCACGGTTGCTGTAGTCAGCAGCTTCATCTTGTGCGTTAGTGCCGCCAGGAACAAAATCAGGACGGATGTTGCACTTTCGCAGGTCGAGACTTACAAGACTGCAACCGCGAGGAAGAATAATTCCAGCACTGCCTTCGGGGTTGAAGCTTTGCAGCTCTGCATCCGTAAATTCTTTAGTCGTTCCATACTCAGGGAAATTTGTCGTGTTATCAGCGAGTCCTTGGCCGTTGATTGCCGTGTGCATTCCAGGCATCACGACGATTGAAACTAGATCGCCGCAAATGTTTCCAGGAAGATTTAAATAATCTCGACTGGTGATAATGCCAGCTTCAATAATTGCACGGTTTATCGTTTTAAATGGACGTGCTTCGGTATAACCACATTCCAAACGCTGCTGGCTGATGCGGCGCATCTTGGCTTCGAACGTGCCATCATCCGCACTGGCGTAGTCACCGGCAACAAAAGTGTCTTTGCCGGTATAGCTATTTACATATAAAACGTACGGAGCACTAAGGGGGTCATTGATAACCGTGCTGCCAGGTGCAATCTCAGCCTTACCGCCAAGTTGGCGGACAGCATCTGTGAGTGCGTTAATCTGCTCGCGAAACTCCCCTTGCGTTGTGTTTATGTCACCTAGGGAAGCAGCTTCACCTGCGCGGTTGATCTCAGTCACTTCCTTTCAAGTCTAAGATGCTCGTTTGAGTCTAGCTGAAACGACCCAACCAAACGTTTTAGGCCAAAGCTCGCAGCTCGATTTCTGACGTAGCTACAAAGTCGGCTGTGCCCTCGATTACTTCTGTTGGTCTTGTGTTCAGTCTTGTGTTGGTTAGCAGCAATTCAAATTCGTAGTAGACAGATCCTTTAATTTGATTGCCCGTAACTTCCCTGTCTTCGTACAGGTAGAACTTTGCTTTCGTGTTGCACTGGTTCTGCGTAAGCAAAACTAGCCGCAGTATTGCCAAGCTGTCCTGTTGTACGTCGATTTGTCGGTGGTCAGCAAAGAATTGGAGACTTCCCGCACCACGTACCAACGCCTTGACTGACTCGCCAAAGGTTTGGCCGATGGCGGTGATGTCCAAGTTGTCGGCGTCAATTGACAAAATCCATTCTTCAAGGTCGCATTGGATTTTCCATTCACGGTTTTCGTCTTGGCAAACAACGTGGAAACCGTCTGGCAGGGTAATTAGCCCTGAAAGTTTTACTTCTCCGTTAATGGTCAAGTCGGCTATGGAAGCGATAGCCGAGTCGATAGCTGCAACGTAAGCAGAGTCAGCACTGTACTTGGCAACTACAAGATTTTTTGGCTTGACATTTATAAGCTCTTTTTCCGTCCCAACACCTGCATGACCAGCTTGTTCAGTTGTCCAAAGGCGTATCCGATCTAAAACGTCACGGCTCATGTACGCATCGGTCTGTTCTGTTAAACCGGTTGTTGCAGCCGTGTTGTAGAAATCTGAGTCATCCCCTAGCACAGCAAAAATGGTGTCACCCGACTGCGTGATCAGGTTGTCACCGTTTTGAGTTACCAGCTCAATAAACTCATTGACTTCGTCGTACCAAGGACTAGCGTCGGTATCGCTGCCTGTGTAAAAAGCTCTGCTTGGTCCGGTTTGCCAAATCGAGCCACGGTAAATCCCATGCCCATCAGGGCAATCCGCATATCCGTCGCCATTTAAATCAATAGGCAAACCTCCGTCTGCCGCCAAAATAATTCGATCACCAGGCCAATAGCTTGGACTGGCAAATGTAATAGTGTAGGGAGTCGAACCAATGTTCAGGCGCTGCCAAGACAGCGCCATAGCGTTAGGTACTTCTCGGCTAATTTCGAGAACGCCTCCATTGCCGAGAATTGCCATTAGTAAGTACCGTTAGGCTTACCGGTAAAGGTGAAGGAAATGGGGATACTTACCACATCCCCAACACTGACACTCGTTCCAGCCTGAGTAAGCAGGGCGTCACCCGTCAGCGTACCTTCAGCAACGTTGGTGTCCAAGACCATCGAAATGCTGTTAGTGCTTTCGGAATCGTTCAGCAACCTGTTGATTACGGTTTTTGTTGCTGCGTCGGCTGCGTCATAAAGCAACGTACCAGTGCCGGTGGTGTTGCGGACACCGTAAACGTAAGTCCGGTCAAACTGTCCGATGCCTGTATCTTCCAGGGCATCACGGGCAAACGTGATTGATACGTCACGAACCTTGGCTATCGCAGCACCGTCTATGCGTAGCTCAGCGGTAGCGCTAGTTTTTGTAGCCATTGGAAGGACCTTTTTAACTCATTCTAAGCTCTGCAACAAGTTTTACAGTCACTGTGGATCTGTTAGGCGCAACGCTCTCCACTACAGGCGGTGAGTCTTCTGCAAAAGACCAAATCAAATCAGCGCCTGTGGCAGTCGTGTTTAAGTAGGTTTTCAGTGTTGAATCGGCACCGTTAAACAGAACAACAGGCAAACTTAGTTCGTCTACCGGTCCCTTTGCTGCGTTATACGCGCTCAAAATTGCAGAAGTGTTGGTGTCACTGATATTTCTAAATTGCAAATCCAACGTTGCATTGCTGGGACGATCGGCCCACAACCTACGAGTCGTCACCCCTGATTGAGATGTTTGCGATGTAGTAGCAAACTCAGCCGTTTTAAAACGTCGGCTGCTTGGTTCGATTGCTGGAAACGAAGTTGGCATAACCCTTAGGTGATGGTCCAGTTTGAGGCTGTATCAAAACCGTCAGCGACCAACGGAATACCAGCTCCAGTAACTGGCATGTGCAGTGCTTCTATTGTAAACGTCCCATCCTGCTCTGCAGCTATGCGCTCAACTTGATAAGTCCTTGACTCTTGGCTTGCTTTAATTTCGGTAAAAATAATTCCAGTAGGTGTTGCCTTGGTCCCGCTACCTGTAACTACCAAGGTCTCTGCCGCTGGGTCATTGCCGGACTCTGGATCCCAAGCAAACACTGAATAACTGCCATCAGCAAAACCTTCTGATGAAACCAGATCCCCCGCTCCAGTCACAACGCCGTTGTTGAAGTCGGCGTACTCAGTTGCGTCCATTGCAACGTTGATGTAATCGCCAGGCGAAATGTTGTTGTATATGGACTCGTGCGTAACCTTAAATTTGACAAGGTGATCTGTCAGCCTACGCATTCGAATAATAAATTTTGCTGCGTCAATTGCGTGATCACGCTGGGTACAGTAATCAGTCATATCCAATGAGACAGTATCCAAAGGAGAGTAAGCTGACTCTTTAACAAGAATTTCTTTGACTGTTGCAAAAGCACCTTCGCCTGTGCTATCAGCGGAAGAGCGTTCTTCTCGATAAGTTACACTAACTTCAATTGGTTCTCTATCTTCAGGGTTCAAATACTCTACTTGGTAACTATCTTCTAGGATGTTTCCTATGGTAAACAGACCTTTAATATCAACAGCAGCAAATGACGAACCAGTCACAGGCAACGCTGGTTTAAGCGTAAACCTGCCGTTTATCTCAGCAAAGTAAAGCAGGTGAGTTGCAGCAAGGTCTGCGGCATATTGCCTGATATTTGTTTGGTCTGCTATGACGCCATTAAAATAATAACCACGACTGTCGCACCAATCATTGGCTTCCTTAAAACCTGCTAGGTCAATCATTTCGTCTTTAATTAGTTCTCCCATTCCGTATCTGGCGTTGGTCATTAAGTCCAACAAAATCTCCGGAAAATAGTGGAGACTTGACGGAGTTGGGTTAAACGGCACTCCTGTGTACGCACTTAGCGGTCTAGATTTAAGACCACAGTCTACATAGCCGGAAAACTGCGTAAATTGCTGCCATTCAGTTGAAGACCTTATGTTAATGCCGACTAGAGCAAGATCGTCATAACTGCCAGTTTGGTTGGTTACAATTTCGTTTACATACGACACGTTATGCTCTGGTCCGTTTTCAGCAGTTGTAGAAATTTCCTCGTACACAAAGTCTTCAGCACAAGTCATGTACTCATCAATCATTGCTGAATAATTTGAACCTACTTCTGTGTCTACAGCTGTGAGGGATTGAAAAGTATCATTAGGTTCACCGTTTTGTGTATTTTTTGTGTAGGAAGCTGTAAGACCATTTAAGCCTTCAGCAAACTTTGATCTGACATCGTTATGGAATGGATAACTATAAATTCTTCCGTTAAACGCCACCCTTACAGCAGCGCCGCCGTACGAAGTTATTGTTTGGTACTGGAAACCTTCGTTTGCGTCTAGCAGGTAAAACTGTCCCGATGTCTTTTGCCTAAATTCAAAGCCTGTAATCGGCCTAAGCCTAAAAATTCGAAGCTTTGCTGTCGTAAATTCAATTCTTAAAAAGTTAAATACTTGCTGCATCGTTTCGCTTTGCACAGCAAATGTTTTACCGCTATCGACCCAGTCGTTATCACTGTCAGCCGCCATCTCTTTGTATTGGAGCGTAAAAAATGCAAACCGCTTGACTGAAATGCTTAGTGTACCGCTCTGGTAAAATTCGCTTTCATAATCATCTGTATTTGCAAAAGTTTCGCAAAACAGGTTGTCCGCATCTTCATAAGTTTTTGCATCTTTAAAATTACACAGTCCGTTGATTCTGTGGCCTAGCGTAGAGGTAATTCCGATTTCAGTAATATCGCAAGCGCGAGTGTTGGTAACTACTGCCTGTGCATAACGCAAAATGTGCCCTTTGCTTGTAGCTACTGCACGATCCACTGCGCTTGGGTTGTCTACTGTTGAGCCGGTGTATGCGCCCTTTAAATGGGATTCTGTATATGTTTCAACAGAGCCAGGCTCGACAATTTCGAAAACTACGTCAATTTGTTGCTCGTCACCTACCTCGTCGGCTTCTGATCTAAAAACTGAATCAGAAGGGCTGCGCGAAATGCAAACACCAATTGCGCTGCCAATCTTGTACAGCTCGCCAATAATTAAGTTTTGGTCATAATATGTCTGCCTAGAGGCAACGCTTGAGGCAACGTCCCTGCTTTCTTCTGCAGTGTTGTTTTCAGTAAATGTAATTTCTTTTTCTGATTCTTTTAGCAAAACATATGTAACTGTATCTCCTACAGCTAGTGATGTAGTTCCACTGACGTTAGAACCGTTCTTTTTGGTAATACCACTAAAGCTTGCATAGTTATATGCAAATTTTCTGCGTATAGCAATTTGAGGTCCGTCTTTTGGACAACGTACTTCAAACTGGCTACTACCTGTCTGTCTTTGGTTTACTTTGACGCCGGGTCTTACAACAGGGTTTACTTTATAAGCTAGGTCATTTCCAATTAGGGAATAGACCCCGAACTTAGTGCTTGAAGAAGGTGTGTGAACAGAGCAAAAAGCAGCAGTTTCTGTTGGCGATCCACCGGAGTGGACTTTAAAAACTTGCCCTGTAGATGAAGTTGCGGATGAACCTCCCCCGTTAACCCTGCGGTCATTAACGCCACTTCTGCCAAAAACGCGGTCACTTTCAATGACTGGTCCGCTATCCAGACTTGTGTAGATCGTTGCGCGTGATGCGGCTTGAGTAGCAGCGTTTGTAGTGTACTTGTAGTTTTTTAAGAGATTAGAACCGACAGCCCACAGGTCATTGTCGAATGATTCAATCTCGCCTTCTCCTGCAAGAAACACAGCTCGCAGCATCTGGGACGTGCCAAACGACAGCATCTGTGACCAAACAAGCGGCATGTTTACACGAACGCCGCCGACTTTTACGCCATCTACAGTTCTCTCTGCATATACCAAAGGCACTGTGCTGCCGATCTTGACTACGTTTTGTACGGAATCAAAACCGTAACGCGGCGAAAAACTTTGATTTGTAACTACCGGGTCATCTACATTTTCAGTACGTCTAATTGCATTTGGCCCGCGTGTGTCAGGCAGACTCGGCCTAAGTAAAAGAGAAAGTGCCGTCGCACCAACACTGAGCACAATACTGACAATTGCAAGAACAATTCCTGTCTCAGGCCCAGCAACTGGTCCTTCAATTGGGTTTTCCTTTAAATATTGTCTTGCCTCTGCTTGAAACGATTGAAACTCTTTTTCTGTTAGTCCAAGCAGGCTGCAAAGATAGCGGTCAGAGGGGAGCATGGTCATCGAAACGTCCTGTACTCCAGATTTGCAACTTTTTTGCTGGGCAGCCAATGCACACCACGTTTGTGGTGCGGAAACAGAAGCCCGTTATCCACAATAATACCTAAGCCCAAATGACCCGGTTCTTCAAATAAAGTCAGCGCATACTCTTGCTGAGGACATACAACCGTACGGTCCAACCATTGGGTTTTTAGTTCTGCCCACTCTCCACGGGATGCCATCTTTAGCCAATTTGGGTCGTACGGCGGGTGCTCAACACCTGCATCACGCAGCACGTTCCAGGTCATAATTACGCAGTCGCAGGCAACGCCGTCATCCGGATCAGCGCCAAACTGGTGCGGCAAGCTCAAATAATGGTGCCAGCGTTTCATATTGAGATTTGACCGGTTGTCGGTAACGCGCCAACCAGCTCTTCACTTAGTTTTCTTCTGGGTACTTCCCCCTTGACTGCATCTAATGGGGAGATGAGACGTAACTTAATTACGCTCGTATCCATTTCGTAAGAGGCAACGCGCCAGTTTTCTGTTGAAACCAGCAGGTCGTCGTCATAAGTGTTGATGTTTAGGCTGACGGTTTCGACAACAAGAATCCAGCGCTGTTCAACTGCTTGTTTGAACAGGTTGAGAATGATTGTCGAGCCAGCTTGCGTTGACGCGCCAATGCCTAAAACACTGGAGCTGCGGTCTCCGCTCTTTTCGCCGCCACCAGTTGCTACTGCAAATGGTGCGAAAACGTAAGTGTTACCGCCTCGACTTCGAGTGTTGTTGACTGTGAAATTTTGAAAGTAGTAGGCTGTGTCTACATAGCTGGAACCCGATGGCTCCAAAAATTTGACGTAGTTACAGAATGCGTAGCCACTCATAACCCGATCCTTCGCCGTGCCTTCACACTATTTTGTAGTGAAGCAAGAGTCAATGCACGGCCACGATCTGCAGCTTGCGCCATACCTTTCTGGTGTTGCTCGGCTGTGACGTATTCAACGCCGTTGATGACTTGAGATTCGTAGCGGACATCAATCGGACCAGGGTTACGGATTGCCTTGGCTGTCTCTTGTTCTGCTGCAATAACTGAAGCTTGTTCTGCGCTTCGGGTAAAGGGCACGTTAGTTACCTGCATCTGCTGGAAACTGTTTTTAACAGCGCTGGAATTGCCGCCATTTTGGAAAGCGTTATTGTTAACAGTGCTGGAGTTGCCGCCACTGTTAACAACATTGCTGGAGTTGCCGCCACTTTGGAAGGCACCATTCATCATTTGCTGTGTTTGCCCGTTTGGAACAATGGTTCCGTTTTGGAAGGGAACAAATAGCTCCGGGCCTTCCTCACCAACAAGATAAGGAACGTTATTTGCAACAGGGCCACCGGCTGCTCTTCCAGATACAAGTGTTGGCGGAGTGAATAAACCTTTTGGATCAGAAATCGGTCCTGCACCTCCAAGACTATCTAAAGTACTAGTGCCGATTCCTTGGAAGGCTGCACCGTCTTTAGGTACAGGAGCAGATGGGGCAGCTGCGGCAGAAACGGCACCTAGGGCTTTGAGTATGCCCTGCAAAGCAATCATAACTAGTTGTTTTGCAATAATTTCTGCTGCCATAGAAGCAAAAGCTTCGGCTATGTTGCCAAACATATCAGCCAGTGCTTCTTGCGCTGATTTACTTCCAGTAATTACGTCGCGGAATGCAGATTGGAACGCACCACCGATATTGTCAGCGACGGTAACTGCAAAGTTTCCTAGATTAGCTAGTTCGGTTAGTTCTCCTCGAAGTTCTGCTACTCGACTTTCAATTTTTTCTCGTGGTGTTGTTCCAACAGCTTCACCTGGGCCTTTAAGTGCTTCACTTTCAATTGCAGCTTTTTGTGCTTCAAGTTTTTCAAGTTCTTCTTGCAACGCTGTGCTATTTAAACCAGCAGCTTTTGCTCTTTCAATCTCTAAATCAATTAGTTTGAGAGAAAGCCGAACTTGCTCGTTAAAGCTGCTAATCCTTTCTGCTTCGGACGGCAATACGCCTTCCATGAGAAGCCTGTTGTATTCTTTAATTTTTTCTGCGCTTATTTCTTGTGCTTCTCTAATCTTGACAATAGGTGCTACGGCCTGCCGAATTGCTTCTGTACGTTCACCTGCAAGTCTTGCAGTTAATTGTTCTTCTTTATTTTTCTTAATGCTTTCTGCGGTAGATCTAAGTTCTGTATCATAAGTTTTGTCTTTTAATTTATCTATAGAATTTACGGTGTTTAAGTATTCAGTTTCAATTTTCAGTCGTTTTTCTTCTGAACTTCCGGTAACTTTAGTTGCCTTTAGCTGCTGCTGTAATTTTTGAAGCAGCTCTTCAGCTCTTTGTCTTTCACGTGCGGCTTTATTTGCCCCCTTATTCCCAGATCTATTTAATTTATTTTTTCTTTCAATCGCCTTGTTTACGCCATTTGTAAGTTTTAGTTCCTCGTTAATGTAATTTTGATTGATTAAATTTATTCGGCGATCCTTTTCGGCAGCTGTTAATTTTTGATCATTGTAAACTTTAAGCAGCTCTGCGCCTCTTTCTATAGTGAGTATTTCTTTTTTGGCGTTTACTACTGCTTTGTTAGTAAGATCTACTTTATTTTCAAGTATTGTTTGGTTAAGACGAGCAACTTTGTTTTCAAGTTGAGAGCCTTTTACGCCTTGTAATCTTGCATCTGCTGCTGCTTTTTCAGCTTGCTCTCGTTTGCGCCCCGCTTCAAGTAAGACTTTTTGGAGTTCCTCTTCGCTAATTTTAAACTGGTTAAATTGTTCAACAGCTTTAGTTACGTTTTTATCGCCCTTAAACTCGTCACGAACTGCAACCCCTGTGCCTGTATTAACTGCAACCCTACTTATTACCCTGGTACGTTCCAGCTGGGTTGCTAGGAAGTTTGCAATACTTGCGAGTGCAGGTGCAAGCGCCGCAGACAATGCCGTAAACGCTTTAGCAGCTTCATTACCTAATCGCGTTGTGGCTTCTCCGTACTCAGTTAAAGCATTAACACCATCTTGACCGACAATTACAGCTAGTTGTTCTGTGGCTGCCTTCTGTGCTTCTTGGGCACCAGCGTATTCTTCTAATGAGGCAATTAAAGCACCAGTTTTTGTGCCTGCAAGTCCTGTACTTTCAATTAGTAAATCAATATCTGCGGTTAAAGGGTTTAGTGCTTTACCTAAATCACCAGCTTTTTGTGCGAGTGCGTCAAACTGTGCTCCAAGAGCCGTGCCTACGAGAGAAAGTCCAAAACCTAATTGCCCTCCAGCCAAACCACCAGCAAATCCTCCTAACCCGCCGCCTACAGAACTGCCTAATCCTTGACCGAACAACAGTGGAAACGCACCACCAATGATACCGCTACTAATTGCGTCTTTGCGCCGTCTAGCCCTTTCTTCTCTTTGCCTAGCTATATCTTGTTCAAGTTTTTTAACGCGCTCTAACCCGGCTCTACGTTGAGCTTCAATGCGTTTTTCGCTGTCTTGCCTGATTTTTAAATATAAGTCTTCAACCTCTGTATTTGCTTTTGTTTTAGCGCTTAACCTACGATCAAAATCTGCCTGTTTTTGTTTGTCCGCCCTTATAGAAGCATCTAAAACCGTTTGAATGCTATCAAGTTCTGCGTCTAATTGTTTTTGCGTGAGTTGTATTTTTGTGTTAGTAATGTCAATAAATTTGCGGCGTTGGTATTCAGTTATTTCATTAATAATTTGAATAGCTTCCTGTGCTCCTTGCCCTTTTTTAATAGCCTCCGCAGCTAAACCTGATGCTCTAGCCCTTCCAGCGGCAGCTACAGGGTTAAAGTCCGGTGCAGTTTCAGGCCCAAAGCTGGGTTGGCCGCGAAGGTACGCGCCAGTCATTGTTGTCTGCGCCCCCCGTTGTGTTGGAGGAACTCCGGCGGCGTTATATTCTCGAAGTTTTTGACTGAGCAGACCGAGTTTTTGGGCCTCCTCATCCATAAGTTTGTTTTGTCTGTTACGAACAGTTGCAGCTTGTGCTGCTGCTTGGACGTAATTACGGATGGCGGTAGTTTCTTCTTCAGTACCTATTTCAACAAGTTGAAGGGCTCTAGCTGCTTCTTGGAGATTTTTAGTATAGTTTTTTAGACTGTTGACGGGGGCACTAAAAACATCGCTGTACCCATCAATAATCTCAAGAACTTTATTAGCTTCTTTAAGGCTTTTCTGGAACGCCGCTAGTTTTTCCGCGCCCTTTACGCCGATCTCAATTTCAGCTCTGTAAGCCACAACTAGACCGGCATACCTGTTTACCTACTTTAGCGGCGGCGTTTGGCCTTATCCATTTCCTTTTGCTGCTCGTCGTTGATCACCTTGAAGTAGGCGCTCCAGCCGATGAGTTCCTCTGGGGTCATGGTGGCGCGAACTTCGGACAGACTCATGCCTAGCTCTTTGGCAACGCCAAATTGCAGCATGAGCCAGTTGTCCTTGCGAAGTTCAGCGCTTAGGAGTTTGGGTCCATTTCAACGGCTTCGTCGTCGGTCAGGATTCCCAGCATCAGTGCTTGCAAATCTTTGTCCTTGACTTCATTTTTCAAAACGTCAATTTCGCCTGCGCTGAACAGCTTTTGGCCGTTTGCATCCTGTGCTTTAGAAATCAAAAGTTGTAGTGCAAATGCGTTGGCGTCGTCAGACTTAGCGTTGCGTTGAGCACGCTCACGCTCGGCCATCGTCAGTGGCGTCACGTACATCTCAAACATCGTCCCATCAGACAACTCAATTTCTTTTTTGACTGGTTCGAGATTGGCTGCCTTACGCAGTTTGTCGATTGCACGCAGATTGCTGGCGGGCATTTGAATTACAGATGTATGCGTCTAATGTAGCGGACTAGCCATGAAAAAACCCCGGCGGATAACCGGGGTCAGCACCCTTACTTTGATTCTAAAGTATCAGGACTTAGCGAAGTCGAAAGTCGGGGTGGTGGTTGGGCGGAAGTTGATTTCCACGGCCTGTGCGTCGTCAGGGTTGATAGCCAGGTTTGCAGAAGTCAGGTTGGCTTCAAACTCGATGGAACGGCTCAGGGTTTCATCCAGCGTGCCACTGGTGAACACTTGGTCGGTGTAGAGCTTGAATTTTGCGCCAGTTTGGATACGCAGCACCACGTCCTCAACCATCCGGTTGCCTAGGGTGTCGTCGGTGTCAGTGAAGTACACTGTTGCGCTTCCTGAACCATCCGCAAAGCCTGCGATGAAGGTACGGAAGGGAACGTACTGACCAGGGGCATTACCAATGGTGGTAACGTCAATTTCGTCACGAGTAATTTCGAAGCTCCACTCACGTACTTGCGCCACTGAAGCAAACGCTGCGTACTCAACTTGGAACTTGTTGGGCGCTGAAACAGTACCGGTGTCGGTGATCGTGATGGTCGCACCACCGGAGGTGGCAGACACTTGCATTACACCGGTCGTGTTGGCGTAAGCAATGACGTAATAAGTCGTTGCTGTAGTGATGCCAGCAGGCAGAGTGCCGGTTCCGGCGCTGCCGTCAGTGGTATCGACAACACTAAAGACGACGGGATCACCAACCTTGAAGTTCAGGAAAGGTGCGACGGTGATTTCATCGCTGGTGGTATTCACACCAGTGGAATCAAACTGGCCCAAAGTGCCAGCAGGTTTGTAATACAGGGCACCTGAAGTGCCGGACAGAACGGTAGCGGCCATGGAAGCACCGAAGAATAAAGGTTTTCTGCGGGCACTGCCCGGCTTCTTACAGGATAGCTCTTGTTATTAACTTAATACGGTCGCCTTATAGCCCGTCTCAATACGACCCATAAAATGTGGCGAATTTTCGTCGGCGGAAAATGTTGGGCCTTCAATATCGCCTACACGAAAAAATACACCAGTGTTTGTTTTTGCTGTGTTGTTCAATGTCTCTAAAACGTCAACCGCAGTAGTTAGAAGCGTTTGATTACGCGCAGGGCCGCGACCTTTTTCCGTAAAAACGCGGATAACCACCGCGCCACGGGCAAAATCTACGCTGCTAGTTAGTGTTGCTTCATTGGTAATCCCAAAGGTCACATTGACACGGACGTACTCAGTAGTGGTGTTTGGTGGTACGGCCGTAATGTTGTCGAAGTAAACCGGTACTGACGGTGTCAGGTTATTAAACGCCGTCAGCAGCGGGTTTTCGATAGCGGCGCGAATGGCTTGGTAATTCATTTAAAACCTTTTTCTGCTTTACCCATAGCCTTTTCTACCGTTTTATCTAATGCACCACCATCTACATAAGTGCTGAACCAATCCAAAGGAGCTGTTGCTCGGTTAGGGCCAGAGACCCCAGGACTACCGGGATTTGGGTATGGCTCACCACGAATTCCTTCTTTTCTGTCTCCGTAAGAAATTTCTTTTAAAGGTTTTTCTTTTGGGTTTTCAAATTTTCCTGTCTCTTTATCTGTCGCAACTCCTGCATAACTTGCTGTGTTATCAATTTTAAAAGGAGAACCAAGAAGTTTAGTTCGCACATCTGCTCCAGTCAAACTGGGTGCTTTTACTGGAACAGGATTTCCTTTCTGACCAGAACCACCGCTTTGGGTTCCGGTTGGGGTGCTTATACGCCAAGAATTAGAAAATCTGCCACTCCAACGGGGGCCTATTTCTTGTAAATCTGAAATTACAGCTTCTGCTGCTTTAGCTCTGCCTTTGTACAGCAAATTTACAGCCGCTCTATCGGCCCACCTAGCAAGCTCGTCGAAACCGTTTTTTGCCATTACTGGGGCCTCGCAATGACGGTGTGCAGCACTGGCTCGGCACCGCGCTTGCTGTTGATGTTAATCAGTTTGGCTTCGCGGGTTTCGCCTGCTTGCGTGTACTGGATGCGGTCAGCTTGCGTTGGGTAGTAATCCCCAAGTTCTGCCGCACCAAAAATTACCTTCAAGTCGGTTGTCTGGTACAGACCCTCGTACTCGCTTGGGTTTACGTTTGTGATGACTGCTTTCACAGTCACTTCGGTCTGGGACTGATAAACCGTCCCAGTCGTTGGGTTGTAGTTGCTGGGCAGGCTGGTTTTGATGTACGTAATGTCTTGGCCCCAGTCAGCCATGATTTGCGCTGGGATGCCGCCAAAAACGTCGTCAATTAGTGCCATTTCAGCCGCGCTCCAGCTTTATCATGCGGCTGCTGGCACCCGCCATTGTGTAGGGGCCGATGTAGGTGGCAACCCAAGGAAATACGTCGAGAATGGTGTTTACCATGCCGGGGTTTTGGGACATGGTGTTGTACTTGACTTCGAGGTCGCCAAGTTTGACCTCTTCGTAGGTGCCGTCAGTGCCTTTGCTGCCGGTTAGAGCGTCTGGGTTGTTGGCAAGAGCACGAGCCAGTTCAAAAGTGCCGACTTTTACTTCGTCTGGGATAAGCGTGCACTCAAGTTTGATGCCATCGACTGTGTAGTTGTCGCGAGGCCATTTGAGCGCTTGGGTGGTAGTGCAGCGGTCTCCGTAAAACTCAAAATCATCAATAAAACGAGTCGCGGAAATAATTGCACGATTTTTTTGGTCGTCTGTTTTATTTACCCACGTCGAATCGTCAGGTGTTGTCTCAAAATATGCGTTTGCCTCAGCCAGCGTCACATAGCTGTTGGCTGATGCTCCTTGAAGAGTGGCGTCAATTGTTGCGGCCACGGTTTAATACCACCTTTGTCTGAGTTTAGCTCTGGTACGTCGTCTTGGTTTAGGTAATACACAAGCGTGGTAAACCGTGCCGCCGTTTAGTTCGATTTGTGCCTGTGTTTCGCTGATTGTGTTTGCAGGAATGTCCATAAATTTCTTTGTACTATCCTGAGTAATGAAAAGCCGCACCAAATCCATGCCGGTTCGTAAAAGCGAAGTCTCGGGTACTAGCCTAAAGAAAGTGGAGGAGCCGAAGGCGGAAAAGCCACGGAAGTTTGCGGATGTCGTCAAGGAAGTTAAGAAAATGCGCGATGGCGGCAAAACTGTGCCGGTTATCGCCGCTGAACTTAAGCTCAGCTACACCATCGTTAATCAGCTTGTGCTGAGGTCTTACAAAATGGTGGCGCGAACTGAAGAAGTCTTTAATCGCCAAGAACAAATGCGCCTTGGCTTGCTGTAAGGCACAAAAAAGCCCCCTTTCGGGGGCCGATCGTCCAATACCAAGTGCAGCTTATCAGGAATAAGCGGTGGTGTCGAACGGGGTGTTGACCAGCAGGCGCACGATGGGCACCATCTTGGTGGTTGAAAACACCAAGTTCCAGCTGCTGGTATCGGCAAGGTTGCCGGTGGTTGCAGCGTTGGTGGGGTTGTCGCCAGCGGCGGCCCACTTGGTGCCGGTGATGTGGAAACCGTAGTGGTAGTCCACAGCCAGCACGTCCTGCATGGACAGGATGTTGCGGTCGGCGGCGAGGCGCAGATCCTGTTGGATGCCCTCGGAAACAACGCCAGACTTGAACATGTAGATGGGGTACTTCACCACATGGGTGGCAGTACCGCCAGCCAGGAAGCTCAGCTGGTCGTCGATAACGACGCGCAGACCTGCGAAGGTTGCAACTTCGGGTTGGGTGACGCCAACACCACCAGCGCCCCAGGTCACTGCGCCAGAAGCGGCCAGTGCGGAGGTGCTGAAGGTCAGCATTCCGATTTGTTGCAGGTAATAAGCAACAGCGGAGTGCATTGCGATGGTGTCGATCTCTTCACCACGCTCACCCAGCAGGTTTTTGGCCTGCATCACGTTGCCAACGCTCAGATAGTTGGCTTCGGTGGCAGTAGTGCCAGCCACTGATGCGTCGTACTGGTTAGCGCCAAGGACGCCAGCAGCGGTGATGCCACCAAACAGACCCAGCAGGTGGGACTTCAGGGTGGAAGTCTTCAGCTTGTTGATGGCGGCGGTCAGCTGATTACGCACATGGGCGAGGGGGTCAGCGCCGGAGCCAAGCTTGCTGAGGTCATCAGCGGCGTAGCTGAAGCCACGGTGCAGAATCGTCATGATCTGCTCGTCTGCCGTGGTGCCTTGAGGAGTCAAGTAACCAGCGCCAGAGGTGCCCCAAGTGGCGTTGCTGAGGATTTGCTCCTCACCGGGGTTGATGGGGTCATGGAACGGCACGCGCACGCGAGTACCACCGGCACGGGCATCCAGGGCACCGTTGCGCTGGATGATGCCGCTTTGCACCCACTTGGATTGCTCAAAAATACCTTCAGAGGTGTACTGAAGGAATTCGGGGCGCGTGACGAGATCCGACAGAAATGTTCCGCCGGAATAATTTTCAGAGATGGCAGCCATGATGGGCTCCTAAAAACGGGTTTACGGGTTTAGTCCCACTAGGACTTATTTCCCGGCTTCAGCTTTAAGAATTCGAGCTTTGTCTGGATCCTTAGCAAGAAGAATCATTTGCTCGGTGATGTTAAAGCTGTCTTTCAACCACGGGTTGGATTGGCCGGGAAGGGAGGTGGCGCGGGCACTGCCCGTAACACCCATTCCGGCAGTGTTACTAGCTGCAAAATGGTGCTCGTAACCGCTGCCGGGATTTTTCAGGTTGGCGACGTATTCCGCCACCGGAGTCTCGACGCCGCCGACAACAGCCACAGGCTGACCGTCTTTGCTGCGAAGAGTGTCCTCTAGTAAACGATACAGCTGATCAGGTGCAAGCGCACCAGCCGTTGATAACTGGGAGAGCATATTTGAACGTAATTGTTCTTTCGAATACCCTTGCTTAATTTGCTCTACTTCGGTTTCTTTTTCGGCCAGACTTGCTTTTAGCGAGGAGATTGTAGTTTGAGCGTCGTCCCACAGCGTTTTGTACTCGCCGGATTCAGCCAAGCGTGCTTCTTCCGCTTGTTTCTTTGCGGACTCAATCTCACTCAGTTGCTGCTGGAGCTTGTCGCGGTTCTCTTTGTCTTTACGACGTTCGCTAATTAGCTCGGCGTTTTTTGCTTTGAGCGCGTCGAGCTGAAGCAGAAGGTTGTTGGTGTCAGCCACAGGCTGATCAGCTGCACTCTCCACAGGAGAATTTGCTTGCTGTTCTTCGGCCACAGGAAAATGTTAGTTAAACAGTATTAGTCTACAGGGTTCTCATTAACTACAACAGGTGCAACAGGTTCAGGTTCTGGTTGTACTACTTTAGCGGCTTCTTCTTGGATGTTTGTGTCGTCAGGCAGGATTTCGCCACGACGCAGAATCTCAAGCAGCATTTCATCGGTAATTTTGCCGTTGCTGTTCAGTTCTGAAAGCACCGAAATGTCTTGGCCGATCAAACGGTAGTAGTCAAAATCGCGGTCAATGCGTACTTCCGGTGGTTCGATGCCCACGTACTTGGCTGCAAGCTCAAATGCCTGTTTCAGAGCACTTTCCAACTCTTGACTAATGATGGACAACACAGAGTTGCCTTGTGCTTGGTCAATGCGCTTGGCTTCTGCAGATTCAGCGACAAATTTTTGCCCGAAGAGCTTGGTGACGCCCAATGTGGACATCTGCCCCTCTAGAGACTGCAACTCTTCCATTTGTGCGCCAAAACTGGTGGCGTCAGCCTGCACGTAATACGCTTTGTTGCCAGGCGTCATCGCAATTGCGTAGTTCACGCCCATTGATGCCGGGCTAAGCGCATCATCCCAGCCTTCCAGCACCAAAGTCGGCATTGCGGCGATGTGGAGCGCGTGGATTAGGTCGGCTTGGCGTTGGTAGTGCGTGATGTTGAGGTTGGCGATGTCGAGCAGCGGCGGTTGAGAGCGCAACATGCCCCGGCGGTTGCTGTAAATGGGCACCACTGGAATTTCATCCAGGCTGAAGCCCCCGGTTTGGGAAAATTCGACGATGTCTTCGCCCAACGTGTACAAGTCATAACGGCCTGGGTAGATGACCCGCATTTGCTCGACTTGCTCCTCACCAAAGTCATTCAGAGGACGGGTGACGTACTCGTGAATTCGAATTTGGGTAAGGGGGCTGCCGGGCATCGTGTAATCAGCTTGCCGCCATCCCCAGATTTGTGGGGCGTCAACATGCACGAAATAAGGGCGGCGGCCCATTGCACGCTCTTCCGCCAAATTTCGGGCGGCTGTTGCAGCGGGGTAGTCAACAAGTACGGCGCTGTGGCCGTAGGTAAGGCTGCTGACTAGCGCGCGGCGTGCATACTCATTGATGTTTGAGCCAAGGCCGTCGATGTTTTCGCTTAGCTCAAGCCAATAATCATCGCCTTCAATATGGATTGGTTTGCGAAGAATTGCTCCGGCGGCAGTTTCAATTAGGCGGCTTGTGTAAGGAGATAAAACTGAGCGATCTACTCGGGTTTCGTATGCCGTATCGTCCTCACGCGGTTCTTGTGGCAAGTATTTTTCGCACAAGTCACGGATGTAATTGGTGCCGCGTGTAACTGCGGCCATAATTTCCCAGTCCGCCATCATTGCGATTACATCTAAATCGCGGACAAAAGGTGACTCGCTGACCGAAGCGCCAGTGGGTGGGACGTTTGCGCTGTAAACCACGGTCAGTTGCCTACTTTAGTTTTATTTTGACAGATCTTTAGCCGTTAAACGTGACTGCGATGTGCGGCACAACGCTTGGCGTGCCACTTGTGATTTGTCCGATGCGGCAGCGGATAGTTGAGGTGCTTTTACCGCTGTAGTAGTACACGTATTCGCCTGCTTCGTTAATGGTTTTGCTGGTGTCGATTTCGTACCAGCTGGTGCCGCCGTTGAAGCTCGCCTCGAAAGCGAGCTTGAAGTTCGCCGAACCAGTAACTTCCACGGCGAAAGTGAACTCTGACGCGTGCGCGTGGATACGCATCTCGTCGTCCACGGCGGTCATCGTGCCACCCGTGTATTCAACGACGTTGGTGTATCGCTTGGTGTCGGTGACGTTGACTATTGCCATTACTTCTTACCTTTGGGCTTGCGCTTCTTGGCGGTTTTGGCGGCGTCCTTGAAGTTTTGGGCGCTTGGAGCGCCCTTAGCTCCAGGTTTGCGCATCTTTTCGCCAGATCCAGCAGCGATGCGCTTACGCTTTGCTTGAATGTTTGCGTATAGGCCGCGTTTCTTAGGCATGGATCTGGCAACGCTTAGCCCTATTTTA